AGACGTGATTGATGGTTTTGAAGCGCACGGGATAAAATTATGAGCGATAAACTACTTGCAGAAACTAGACGACGTGAGCAGCTTAGAATGAAACGTGCCTACGAGAACGATGCCGAAGCTAAAGAAGCAATCATGATCATGAAGCAACTTAAACTTATGATCCATACGATGAAGCTAGACGGAACGAAATCGGCCAAAGTAAATATTCACTACAACGGGGCTTTAATCGAAATGAAAGTAAACCTAGACGGTCAAGAATCAGGGGGTTGGATTTGAACAAGTTTAAAAATTTTATTATTGGGGCGTTATTATCTATCGCAGCCGTGTTTGGTATTAATCAAACGGTTAAACCTTCACTAGAATCACTACCATCGGTTTCTAGCCAATCCACTACGCAAAATGCGACTAGCCTATTGGGTTATCCTAAGATTGTTTATGGCAAGATTGTCAGCGATACCAGTGAAGTCGATATGCTTAAACAAGCAGTACTAAACGCTAATGCCGTACTAGCTTCTGATTGTTTTAAAAATTTTGTACTTCAAGCACAGTTTACAGAAACCAATCACATGAATAATAAAGAAATCTATGCATTCATGTCGTCTAAGATCATTAAAGTTAATCTTGAAATGTTTACGGGTAACTTTAAGCAAAACTATATCTGGCGCACCGTCGGGTATGATATCGGTGATGGTACGGTCTATATGAACCGCCATTTCGTTGACTCATCTTCAATCGCAGCTTCAAACATAATTCACGAATCTATGCACGCTATCGGGTTTCATCACGATCAAATCAAGGAAACGTCTGTACCGTATATGTCAAACGACGCTTACGATTTATGCTCGAAGGAATTAAAAATTGATGCACAGTGACAGTACTGAACTTAAAGTTGGCGATGAAGTTTTTTGGTTAGGGTCATCACCAACGAAAACATACGGACAACGCAGAACACCCGCTAAAATCATTAAAATTTGTGATGATAAAAAAATACAAATCAAAATTGATACCGGAAAAGGCATCATTTTAAAGTTCGTCGCGATCACGTCCGTTATTCTTAAATCTTGAAACTTTAACGCAATCTGTAATCCTCAAATAAAGAAAAGAGGGCAGACTATGTCTAAAAAAGTATTTCAAGAAGCTTCAAAAGTTGATGCACAAACAGGCCGAATCTATTCAGGTCAAACAATCATCGAATCAGATCTATTTAAACTAAACGTAGCAAATGCGATGAAAAACATCGCCATTCAAGATTCAGGTCAGATTGAACTTGAAAAGGTTGAACACATTCACTTCTTCCGTACCGTCGATTCAGATGGTAAAAAGTTAATCCATTGCGCACCAGTTGCTGGTCACTTCCACGAAATTAAATACGAGGAAGATAAAGACGGCGGCCCTGTTAAAATTTTATCAGTATCAGGACCACTACGCATGGGTGCTCAACGTGTGCGCGGTGTAATGAAAACAATGCCGATGCCACTTAATCCAGATCTTGAAGACAATCACACTCACGAAATTGAATACCTACGTTCTCATAAAGTTGAATCACGTTCAGCTAACGCTAAAGCACTTCAAATGATCGGCGAAGAAGCTAATAAGATTTCTAACATCCCAGGAATTCAAGGGTAATGTTTTACAAAAAATTAGTCCGTGAAGCTTACAATGAAGCTGTTAAACTTCATCCGACTGCTAATCAGGAATTAAAACACTCGCTAAACTCTAACGAACGTGTACCTAAATTTATTGATGACATCGCAAACGAAATTGCAAAAGTTCAAGATGTGATGATTGCAAAAGGTGCAGACAAGATCAAAGACGAAACCATCAAAGGACTCGTCTATGATATGACTAATATGTTCATTCAATCTGTAGAAAAACGCGCAGAGTTTATGCACATGAGTGAAGCCCAAAAAATGCTCATCAAACAAAAACAAGATTATCAAAAGGATCTTGAAACTATGGGTGGGGATATTGGCGACATTATTAAAGAAGGTGGCGTTCAATTTGTTGAGGATCGTTCATAATGGCTAAGAAACCTAAACCATTACCACACGAAAAAAGTGGGCCTAAACCAATTGAAATCAATTGGTCTGAGTTTGATAAATTGTGTTTCATCCAAAGTACATTACGCGAAATTGCATCTTGGTTTGATTGCTCAGAAGACACTATTGAAAATAGAGTTAAACAAACGCATGGCATCAGATTTTCGGAGTATTACGAACAAAAGCGCGGTAAAGGTAAAGTTTCCATTCGTCGTAAGCAATACGAAGTCGCAATGTCAGGCGATAAAACAATGCTTATTTGGTTAGGTAAACAATACTTAGGTCAGTCTGATAAGTTTGAGGTCGAACACGATATCGAAACCGAAACCGAGTTCACCAAATATGAAGAAAAAAATCAGACTAAAGAGTGAATTCGTTGGAGCTCAATGGGAGTTCATGAATGATCTTAAAACTAAGTTCTTACATTTATCCGCAGGTTACGGGTTTGGTAAAACAAGAACTCTTTGTTATAAACTTTTAGATCTATCAATCAGAAACGCGCCACACCCAGGCGGCTTAGTCGTACCATCGTATTCTGATTTCACCAGAGATGTTAAAGTTGCTCTTGAAGATATATTTCACGAAAACAAGATCGACGCTAAATTTCATGGAGCAGAACATTCGTATAAACTTCCGTGGACAAAAGGGAAGTTGTACGTCGCTACAGCTGAAAAGAAAATCAGGGGGCCGAACTGGGCGTATGCAGGGATTAATGAAGTCACGCTGATATCGCTTGAACGGTATCGGGAAGTAGTTGGGCGTGTGCGTATAAAAGGTGCAGATTTCCCACAGATTGTATCATCAGGTACTCCCGAGGGTATCGCATCCGAATACTATGCGATCTTCGCTGAAAACCCGTGGGCTAATTCTAGAATCCTTTACGGTGATACACGCGAAAACGCGCATAATCTTGAGCCTACATATATTCAATCACTATTAGACTCGTACCCTAAACAACTGATTGACGCTTACTTAAAAGGCTTATGGGTTAACCTAACCGGCAATCGGTTCTACTACTCCTACGACTCTAAAAATAATGAACAAGAAAATAAGCCAGACGAAAATTTACCGTTCCTAATCGCAATGGATTTTAATGTTGATCCACTTACCTGTTCCATCTGGCAACAGTGGGGGAATAAGTTTATCGGAATTGATGAGATCGTACTTGAAGGCGGAGAAGGGTTTAAGACCGAGAATATGGTCAAGGCTTTGGCTGCGCGTGGATATGATAAACGGAATTCAGTCATTTGCCCCGACCCTGCAGGCAAGAACCGCAACACATCAGGAAAAACAGACGTTGAAATATTACGCGACAACTACGGATTCACAGTTCACGTCAAAGCAGCTGCACCTAGATTCAGGGAACGTCAGATCAACATGAATAATCTGTTTGAAAAAGGTCGCATCATTGTTAATCCGGTTACTCAGAAATGGACTAAGAAGGATTTTATTGCAGTTGAATGTGACCCGATCACTTTAGAGAAAGTAAAGAAGAATCCAAAGCTTACACACCTAAGCGACGGAGTTGATTACATGATCGACATCTACAGCCCATTTAATGACCACAGGTCGCGCAACGATGTCTATAAGCTTCGTTAGTCTTGTATTTAAACCATAATCATTGCACCATTTTTGTATGCGAATTAAATCAGAAATCGAACTATTAGATCTACAAACTAGAAAAGCAATAATCGAAGAGATTAAAAGCAACGAAAACACAGCTCGTAAGAATAGTGCTTATCGCAGATACCTATCTTACAAAGATCAAACCAAACAGTTTGTAATCGAGCATTTGCTACAACAGTTTGACGCATCAACCGTTAACGAAATGTCCTACGCGATCGCAAACATCAGTTTGCTTAGAAAAGTGATTGATAAGCTCGCCCGTGTTTATTCTGCAGGTGTTGAGCGTGAAATTATTGGCGATGAAACATCTACTGCAAATCTCGCTGCTCTAGAAAAAGAACTAGAGTTTAACGCTCAAATCAAAAAAACTAATAAGTTCCTAAAGCTACAAAAAAACGTAGCTGTTTACGTTAAGCCTTGCCTAGAGATTCAAGAAGATGGATCAGAAAAATACGAGATCAAGTTAGAAACACTTAACCCGTACTTATACGACGTGGTTGAGGATTATTACGATAGAACAAAACCAATGTGTTTTATCTTGTCTGACTTCTCATACAAGCCAGCTCAAAACATATCTTTAACCAATAGCCAAATGGCAAACCACAACTTTAATCCAACACCTATCAAAAGCAATGATGGTACAGACAACAAGATCGCAGACGCACCGGAAGATACTAAGATCGATTCAATTGTTTGGTGGTCAAAAAGCTATCACTTCACTACCGATCAGTTTGGTAACATCACGTCCGGCGACATTGTTAACCCGATCAATGAGATGCCATTTGTTAACTTCGCAATTGATCAAGACGGATCGTTCTGGGCTGAAGGCGGCGATGACCTAGTTGATGGCAACATCCTAATCAACTCAGTGATGACTCACAATCAGCACGTTGCGATCACTCAAGGTTATGGTCAGTTTTGGATGAAGGGTAAAAACCTACCGCGAAATATTAAAGTAGGCGCAAATAAAGCTATTTTAATGGAATACCAAGAAGGTGAGCCGTCGCCTGAAATCGGTTACGCTACAGCATCGCCACAGATTGATTCATTACGCGCTTTGGTTGAAAGCTACATTGCTTTGCTACTTACCACCAACAACTTATCAGCGTCTTCGGTTAACGCATCACTAACCGGAAACACAACAGCACCTAGCGGTATTGCTATGATCATCGACAAATCTGAATCGATGGAAGATGTGAATGATCAACGTCAAATATTTATCGATAAAGAACCTGACATTTGGTGCATTGTTAACAAGTGGCTTAAAGTCTACGGCGATAACCTTGATGA